AAACGGTATCTTTACTGAGTGGCAGGTTCAAGAATTGGCTGCCGCATCAGCCACCAACTACGTCAATGAAGGCGCAGACGCCAGCATCGGCACACCCACAGCTACTACTCGTCTGGGCAACTACCACCAGATTTCAGTAGCAGCAGTCGCTGTATCAAAGACACTTGATGCAGTCGAAAAAGCTGGCCGTGATCGTGAACTGGCATACCAGAAGGTGCTGAAATCATTGGAACTTCGCCGTGACATCGAAAAATCAATCGGTGACACAGACGTTGCTCGTGATGGTTCAGACCCTCGCAAATCAGCATCACTGTCTTGCTGGATCACAAACGGTTCAGTGGGTGCGACTGCTGGCGCGTTTGCTACTGGTGATGGCACAGACACCATCACAGGCGGTGATGACCGCGCTCTGTCACTTGCACTCATCGAAGATGGAATGCAAGATGCTTGGACAGATGGTGGCAACCCAAAGATGATGGTTGCATCGGCTGCAAATCGTGCAAACTTCTCTGACCTGACTTCAGCTTCAAACTTGGTAAACAACCAAGTGAACATGACTCAGGCTAAAGAAGTAACCTACGTTGGTTCAACTTCAGTCTTTTTGACTGACTTTGGAACAATCGAGGTAGCTCCATCACGCTTTATGGGCAATGACCGTGTGTTCTTGATTGACCCAGACTTCGCTTCTCTTTGCACCATCAATGGTCGCAACTTTGCAGAAAACGAAATCGCGGCAACAGGTGACGCAGAGAAGTTCCAGATTGTGACTGAGTGGGCTTTAAAAGTACAAGCTCCAAAGGCACACGCTGGCATCTTCGATCTGAACGGTTCCTAAGTAAAACAGAGAGGGCGGGGCAACCCGCCTTCTCTTCTTCAAAGGTATACAAATGAAAAGATTACTTACATCTGATAAAAACACTGGTAAGCAGACTTTTATGCGTCAAGAATCTGATGGCTCTACGTTTATTGAAAATACGCAGAGTTTTGACACGCTTATGAAGCTTAACAAACAGATGTCTAATGATTGGCGGCAAGGACAGCTTACAGGTACTCAGAAGCACGTTCAGCATGTAGCAGAAATACCTAATGTAGTGTATCATCACCTACTGAAGACGCTGGGTAAACCTAGCGAAAACCCGAAGGCTTGGAAGGCGTGGCTTAATAGCAACGAAAATCGAGACTTTAGAACAGGCGGCGGTAATCTATAATGGCTATAGCATCTTACGCAGATTTGCAGACATCAATTGCTAACTTTCTGGCGCGTGGCGATTTGACTGCACAGATACCAGATTTTATCCAGCTTGCAGAGGCTCGTATTAATCGTGAGTTAGAAACTCGTGAGCAAGAAAAACGTGTGCAGGCTACACTGGTTCCGGGTGATGAATATATTGCATTGCCTACAGATTTGCGTGAGGTTCGTGAGGTCAAGCTGATAACTAGCCCACTTACAGTTCTTAACTATATGTCACCTACTAGTCTTGATAACGAATATTCTAGTAACGGCTTTTCTAAGCCACGAGGCTACAGTATTGCTGGTAAAGAAATGAAACTTCGTCCTGTACCAGATTCTGCTTACACAGCAGAAATTATGTATATTGGCAATGTTGACGCTCTTTCAGCTATTAGCACACCAACATTGTTCTTACGATCACCAGATATTTATTTGTACGGCGCATTAACAGAAGCTTACGTTTACTTACTAGATGAGACACGAGCAGCGCAGTATGACGAAAAGTTTACTCGTGCTATAAATGAGGTTCGTATGGACGAAGAGCGTTCACATTACGGCACTGGCCCATTACAAACCAAGTCTGTCTATTTGCGGCAGAATGCAACAGCGGAGAAGTAAACTATGTCTGCAATGAGTGACTATCTAGAGAACAAAGTTCTCGACCATATTTTAGGCACATCGGCTTATACTATGCCATCGTCAGTTTATATTGGTCTTTCTACTGGTTCTTTTAACGATGACAACAGTGGTGTTGAACTTTCGGGGAATGGTTACGCTCGTCAAGTAATTACTTTTGATGCCGCCGCTTCTGGAACCACTGACAATACTGGTGCTGCTGAGTTTTCTGCTGCAACCTCAAGCTGGGGTACAGTGAGCCACTTTGGGTTGTTTGACGCATCTTCAAGCGGCAATCTTCTTATTCACGGATCATTTACTACAGCAAAGCTAATTGACACAGGTGATATCCTAAAGATTTCTGCTGGTGATTTAGATATTACAGCGGCGTAGGGCTAACCAGTGGCTTCGCTTCAACAATTAGATTCGTGGGGATCATTAGATTCACTTGATGTTTATGGGCTGAATTTAGAACAGCTAGATCAAGTAACTCTCCACAATGTTGATGGCTCTTCTAGCATATCAGCTACTGTCTCGTCAGTTGCTGTTCGTACTGTTCATATGCAAGCTTCTGTTACTGGAGCCGCATCTGCAACAGCTTCTATGCGCCCAACAAGGCAAGTTACCGCCTCTGTTTCTACTAATGTATCTCAGGTCAGTGAGATTAACCGTATAAGGTCACTTGTTGCGTCTGAGTCTATTAGCTCTTCAGCAAGTTCTGTTGCAAGCATTGTTTACATAGTTGATTCTAATGTTGAGGCGTCTGTTTCAACAGTAGCTAATGCAAATGGTATATTTGACGGCGCATCTCAGGCATCGACAAATATTTTAGTTTCTAGCAAGGCTAAGGTTCTAGGAGAAGATTGGGTTGATATTCCGATCGGAACAGAAATATGGACAGATGTTACTGTTGGCTCTGAGATTTGGAGTCAGGTAGCGGTAGGTAATGAGGTTTGGGCGACACTATGATTACATTAAACGAATGGCTACCAGACCAAGCAGAAATTTTAAACTCAGGCGTTACAGTTGCAACCAATGTTTTACCCGCTGCTAGTGGGTATCATTCTATGAACAGCTTTGTTCCATACTCAAATGCTGCTGCTGGCACTATCAAAGGCATATTTGCTGCGAAAGACACTGCATCAAATACTAAGTTATTTGCCGGTGATGGTACAGACCTTTACTTACATTCAGCGTCAACCAACAACCTTACAAGCGTTGGTAAGGTAGGTGGATATACTCTTAATGACAGAGAGCGTTGGAATTTTGTGCAGTTTGGTGATTATGTTATAGCCGCAGGTGGAGTTAACGAGGCTATTCAATATTTTGATGTAGGCGCAAGTTCTAATTTTGCAGACCTTTCTGGTACACCTCCGAAAGCAGACTTCATAGCTGTTGTGCGTGATTTTGTTTGGCTTGCTAATGTTGATTCCGGCTCTGGACGAGAGCCGTACAGATGTTCTTGGTCTGGCTTTAATGACGTTACAAGCTGGGTTTCTGGTGTCGATCAATCTGATTTTCAAGACCTGCCGGACAGTGGTTCTATTACAGGATTGGTAGGTGGAGAATATGCTACGGTTCTTACGGAACGTGCTATTTACCGTGCTACTTATACTGGCCCCCCGCTAATTTGGCAGTTTGATAAAGTAGTTTCAGAGCGTGGGTGCAACTTTAAAAATTCTGTGTGTAACGCAGGAAACTTAGTGTTCTTTTTATCATCGGATGGTTTTTACGCTTTTGACGGCCAAAAAGCTTCTCCTATTGGCTCAGAAAAAGTTAACGAATTTTTCTTGAGCGACTTTGACTCAAACTATGACTATCGAATGTCATCTTGTGTTGATCCACTAAATGAAGTCGCAATGTGGAGCTATACCAGCACACAATCACCGTCAGGTCAGCCCGACAAGATAATTATGTACAACTACGTTCTAGGCAAGTGGTCATTAGCAGAGGTAGAAGCAGACTTACTGGCTCCTATGTTTTCTGCTGGCTACACTGTTGATGATCTTGCTAATTTGTCTGCGACCATAGATGGTTTGAGCATTCAGTTAGACAGTCGATTTTTTAAGGGCGGTCAGTATTTCTTTGGCGGTGCTTTTGGCGACAAGATATACACCTTTACCGGCGCACCAATGATAGGAGTTATTGAAACTGGCGAATCCCCTATTTCTAGCGGTAAGCATTCTATTGTAACAAGGGCTTATCCTTATTACGAAAACGGCACTATTGAAATAGCTATTGGCACTAGACCCACGCAAATTGGCTTACCAACATACACAGCAGATATAGCTCCAAACGCGGCGGGGTTTGTTCCTTTTAGAGCGCAAGGCAGATATCATAGAGCAAGACTTACTTTGTCAGGCGGTTGGAGCAAGGTGGTTGGTCTTGATATTGAAGCGAGGCAGATAGGAAGACGATGACTATTGAGCAGCGCACCACTAACTTTCGCACGTTAAATCCTATTACGGCTACAACACGAGAGATTGCCGAAGTCCTAAACCGCACGATTAACGGCGGTTTGAACAGCGTTGGCTATGTCACGTTTCCGGCAAACTCAACACAGACCACCGTACAAGACCCGCGATATTCGACATCTAGCTTAGTGTTTTTTACTGGTGTTGATCACGACCCTTGGCACCACAATCCGTATGTTGACGGTACAAGCACTGACGGTACAATGATTATTAACCACGACAATCAAGGACATGATGCACCTTTTGCCTACCTCATCATTGGATGAACTAGAACGTCTAGCTCATCATATAGAAGCCGCACTTGCGTACTCTGGCGATACGCATAGCTTTATACACGTTGTAGATGCTATAAAGGACGGTAGCGCACAGTTTTTTCCACTTGAAAATTCTGTTATAGTGACTGAAGTGGTTGACTACCCGCAAAAGATTGTTTGCCGAATATGGTTAGCAG